GATACGTCACCTCCGGATTCGAGGTTCTTCATCATGTTATACATAACTTCTGCGCCTTTGTCTACATCTCCGTCGCCCGCATTTCTTACAGCATCAGCTGTAAATACGAACTCATTTTTTGATAATCTTGCAGGAACATCATCTGCTTTTTCCATACGTCCTATTGGCACAAATCCACCTTCAGCTCTTAAATCCATCTCTTTACCATCTAAATCTAATAATGGCATTGTTTTCTTTGCTACGGGTTCTTTCATAGAACCTCCCTCTGCTCTAAATCTTCTTGCTAAAAATTGGTTAGGATTAGCTCTAATTTCTTCTAAATTTAGACCCTCACCTCTAATTTTTTCTTCTGCCTCTTCTTCATCCTCCTCACCCGTTCCAATACCTAATAGTGGTAATAATGATGCTGCTGTGATTGCTGCTCCTATTTTACCACCTGGAAATTTAGATAATAAACCACCTGTTTTAGTTCCTATAACATCATCATAAGCTACGTTTCCAAATAATTTACCAGATGCAAATCTAGCTAAATTACCTATGCCTTGTCCAGATTTTAAATTTGCTAAAAAATTACCTGATCCAAAACCAGCTCCACCAAAAGTTTTTAATCCTCCTAAATATGTTCCACCTGCATATAATATTGCAGCTTTACCTATTGGTGACTTTGCAATTTTCTTAACTGTTCTTGTAACTTTCTTAACAAGTTTACCTAGACCATACATCTGTCTTGCAGATTCAAAATCAAACTCACCACCTACAACATCAGTGTTCATGATACCACCATCAGCTCTAAATCTTCTAAATAAACCTTGCTCTTCTTCAGGCTCTTCTTGTGTTGATTCTGGTTCTTGGTCCGTGGTCACTGCTCTTTGAGCTTGTAATGCTGCTAGATATTCTGCCTCACTATTATAACCTAATTGTGCCCAATACGGAACTTCTCCAGTGCCCTCTCTTCTTTCTTTGTCTGATGTATCTAAATAATCATCGTATCCAAATTCATTAAGAATTGATCTAGCTGTTTCTCCGCCTAAAGCTTTGTCAGTAATAAATTGACCACCACCAATGCCTGTTCCTAAAAAACCTGAACTTTTCATTCCTCTTTCAATGTTTCTGCTAATGCCCATAGGATTAGTTGTTCCAATACCCGCACCAATAGCTAAATCTTCTAATGCCTCCGCTTGTTCTTCTGTGGTTAATGCGTCTCTAAAAAAATTTTGTCTTTGAAATGCGTTTAAAGAATATGGTGTACCAAGTTTTTTACGCACAGCATTTATTGCTTGAAATATAAGTGGACTAAATGGTTCTCTTACATTTGGTCTAGTTTTTGGTTTTTTTGGTGGAACAATTACATCTCTCATGGCCGCTTTAACAGTGCCTTTAGTTGGTGCAAATCCACCCGTTGCTTCAGATATTCCACTGCCTGGACTAGCTTGACCTTCGCCTGGATCTCCTTGTGGTCCAGGATCTGCATATCCTGGTGCACCTGCTGCAGCCGCAGCATCACCACGATATCCTTGTCTCTTACCACCAAATCCTGGTTGGACTAGCATACCGCCGTCTTGTAACATCTGTTTTGCTTGTTGTGCTCTCGTTATGGCCATCTATCTATCTTATTTTGTTTTTCCTAGAAAATCAAGGCTTGGCATTACAACTGTTACATCTCTTCTAATGTCTTCAGGATTTATGTTTTTAGCTTTCCATTCAGAATCATCTTTGTATTCTTCGCCTGTTTTCTTATTTGTTATTTTTTCTATTATTTTTTCTGGTTTTAGCTCTTTCATTAAGTGACCTCTCTTGGTTGTATTTCTAATATTGAAGCTATGACATGCAGTTCATTTGCGTCGCTAGCTTGTACCTTTAGTATCTCACTTTCTTCCATTACAAGTGGGTTAGTTAAAAGTTCTGTTGTAGTAATCGTTGCTATAGTTTTTGTTTTAAATAAACTAAATATATTGCCACTAGCATCTACTAAAGTAACATCTATATTGCAACCAGATCCTGCATCGTTAGAAACTAACAAAGATTTAATTACAGATGTTTTTGCTGAAGGGACGGTATACAAAGTCGTTAAATCAGTTGTAGTTAAATCTACTTTTTTATTTATAAAACTATTAGCCATTAATTAATAAAGAAGTTAAACGCTTCCATCTCCTCTTTTAATTCTTGTTGAAACGTCGTATTTAATTTTTCAATCACACCATCTAAATCTCTAGTTTGAGCTTCAGCCACAGTGTAGTCATACTGTTGAGCGGGTCTTGTTAATACTTGTACTATTTTTGCCATTATCTTCTACCGTCCGGTTGTATATCTAATCTAAATGTTCCAAGCTTCCAATTTTGAGAAGATCCTGTGTTTGCAACTTTTAAGGCTATTGATCTAGCTCTTGCACGTGTATCCACTTTTTTAGTTGATGATGTCACGGTAAAAGGTCCTAACGCAGAACTAGCTTGAGCTTCATTAGGAAAATTTCTTAATTCTAATGTTATTTGTGTATCTCCTGTTTGAGCTATAAAATCTGGTATAAATCTTCTTATCTTCATTATAAACTCACCGTCTCCTCTTATATCTGCACCACCAGTTGATTGTCCTAACGCACTTCTTCTTTGAGTAATATCAAAATCTCCAGAGGAAATATTAGATGTTATGGCAGTTATAGTTCCATTTCTATTTTGATCTGTTCCTGTCTCATGTTCGTAGTATGATGTTCTACCTTCAGTGTTTCCTACAACGTCAAAAGACGTGTCAGTGCTTGCATCATATTCTAAAGCACGTGGTTTACTAAATACTGCCGAATCTTGCCACATAGTTCTAGCTAGGGTTCCTATTGTCCACACTGGTCTTTGTGGTGATGAATCAAAATAATTATATGAAACCATTTTATTTACAACTGCAGATGTAGCTGATGGATAAAACCATATAACCTCACCAAATAGATTATTTAATCCAGCAGATATCATTTGATTACCAGATTCAATATTAATATCATCATACACATGATCCTCTACTAAACATGGTAATGATTCTAATTTACCTGCATACCTAAAAAAACCATTCTCTGACATCCAATACGCAGCACCATCAACTTCCACACATGCATTCTGTCCTGCAAGTCCACAGTTAGTTCCAACCTGTGAAAAGGCAAACGTAAAAGGAGATCCTACAAAACGTTGTGTAAATAACGCAGTGTCAGTCCAAACATAAATTGCATCACGACCTCTGATTGCTCCTCTGATCTGTGATCCATCGGCCAGTCTTTGTGTACCAGCTGTATTGGTTGCTGTCGGTGTGTAGCTATTGATATTCTCTTGGTCCGAGAATCTAATAAACATATCATCTTGTGTGCTTGGTGAACCAATAGTTGTTTCTGTTCCAAAAAATACCAAGTGCCTATCTGGTGTGGAGACCACCATATGTCTTGATGCAGTTGGTGCTCCTGATATAATAGTACATCTAGTTTCTGTTGCATTTGATAAAGAAGAGTCCCATTCAAATACTTCGGCATCATGAATTAAACATATTGCTTTATCTCCAAAATTATCTATTGACCACATACCTGGTTCGAGAACCAAGTCACCAGATGCAGCCTCTCCCCACGCAACATAGTCAGTGCTGTTTTTAACTGAAGCTCCATCACTATGAGAAGACCTTGTAGAGTTTCGAACAGCTCTTGTAATACCTGTTAATGTAGTTCCACCTGTAACACCGGTGTAAGATATTTCTTCGTTTCCAACCTGAATAAAATTAGTCCCAGAACTTGGAAACTGTGTGGCATCTGCTAAAACAATTGATGTTCCAGATCCACCTGTTCCTGCTGTATCATCTAATAGTGCTCCATTTAAAGTTGTTGTAACCGGGTTGGAAGCTTCTCCACCCCAAGATCCAAGACCCCATCCAAATCCTTTTTCTTGAACAGCAGATCCAACAGGGAAATAATGTTGAACTCTAATCCCACCTGATGTTGTTGCACCAGATCCTGTTTCATTTGATGGCATTGTGATTGTTATTGTTTCTGTCGATGGAACAGATGTTACCATAAATTTTTTATCATCAAAATCAGATGCACCAAAATTAGATCCTGTAATTGTAGTAAAATTATCTAATAAAACTATATCTTGAGGATTAATACCATGACCACTTGGGAAAGTTATTGTAACAGTTGGTGATCCGTTGGTCGTGGTAAATGCACTTGTAAGAGTTGTTGTTGTTTTAATTGGGTGTATGTCATAAAATACACCTCCAGAAAAAGCATATAAAATTCTATTTGTTCCGATTATAGCATATCTTCTACCTAAACTATTAACAAAATGATGAAGTCCTCGACCTGCTCCCGTAAGTTCATTTTCATTTACAGTGCCTAATTGATTCCAACCACCTATTTTTTCAGGTGTCCCATATCTAAACCTAATATTATCACAATCTACCCACTGTCCTTCTGCGGTTGTTTCTGATATTTGTTTGTTAATTCCTGGTAGAAAACCTATTTTTTGTAGCATAATGGCTCACTATATAAGCTTTTTTAAAATTTTAATAGTGTATTTTTAAGGTCATTTTACCTATTTATTATGTATGTGAGTTTTTAAAAACTTTAATAAAGAGGGTTTTCCTTTACATATTTTATTCCATCTTTTTATTTCTCGTTCTCTTTTCTCTAAAAACAAAGAAATGTTTGAAGGCATTTCTTTGTGGTTTATATCCATACTAAAATAATTCATACCAGTTGCAATAAAGTGATAACCTGATCTTGAATTTAAATAACACAACTCATCCATGTAACACTGCATAGTAGACTCTAATTCATCGTCAGCGATCCTATTATTATAAAAAGATTTATTAGATATATCTCTCCAATAAGGAGTATCGGTTCTACAAGAAAAAGCATAGTGAGCTGCTACAAACTCAACAAAACTATCAAAAAATTTTCTACACCCCACATTAAAATTATCTTTTATAAATTGAGTTAATACATCTCTTTTTAAAATTTTAACTAAATTCATTAAAAATACATGAACACTTAATAATCCATTAGACTCTAGTGGCTCAATAAATCCAGCTGATAAACCAATAGCACAAACATTTTTAACAAAGATTCTTTCATGTATTCCAACTCTCATTTTAATATTGTTAAAAGTAGATTTAGAATAATCATGACCTTTTTTCTTTAAATGTTTTTTTAATTGCTCTAAAGCTTTTTCATCCGAAACATATTTATCAGAATAAACATACCCAGTTCCGATCTTGTCCCAACTAGGAATATTCCAAACCCATCCATTTTCTATAGCGGTGCAGTTTGTGTAAGGTTCTAATTGTTTTTCTTTGTTTTTATATTTAACACTGGTAGCCCATGCTTTGTTATTTGGTAGTAATTTTGTATAATCTCTAAAAGGTTCTTTTAAAGTTTTATCTAACAATAGTGATTTAAAACCTGTGCAGTCTATAAATAAGTCTGCAACATATTTTTTATTTAAACTCTTTATTCCCTCATCATTGGTTTCGATTGTTTTTATTTCTTTTTGTAGATGCTTAACTCCTTTAGGTTTACAATAATATTCTCTCAACCACTCTCCAAATTTAGCAGCATCAAAATGATATGCTACATGATATTTAAAACTAAAACCTGGTAATTCATTATTTTCATTTTTAAACATAACATTATTATTTACCATTGCCATTTGAGGAGAAATGCTATTTGCATAATCAGATAATTTAATTTTTGGATTAAATTTTTTTTTATAAAACCAAGTTTGTTTAAGTCCAACTTCATTATTTTCAAACACATGACCAAAAGGATAATGAAAACCTTTATCTCCTTTTTTATAAAAGTCTTCAAAACGAATACTCAATTTGTAACTTGCTTTGGTATGAGGCATAAAATCCTCATCCTTTATATCTAAAAATTCTAACCAATCGTTAATACTTCCTAATGTGCTCTCGCCAACTCCAACTGTTTTAATATTAGGAGACTCTATTACAGTTATGTCTTTATTAGGGAAAGCTTTTATTAAAGTAGCGGCTGTCATCCAACCTGCGCTTCCTCCACCTAGTATAATAATTTTATCGTGTTTCATTTTTTACCTTAAAGAAAAAAGCTAAACTATGTCTTTCTAAATAAGAATGATCAAATGCGGGTGCATGAAATCTATTAGCATTGTATAACACTAATCTATTTGGATAAGCGCTTACATAGATATCTGGTTTTTTGTCCCATGAGTTTTCAAAAAATGCAGTGCCTCCATCGTAGGATTGATCAAAATGCATAATAGCTGCTAAATCAATTTGTCCTTTTTCACCATCGGTGTGAGTAAAACCATACTGACCTGTGCATTGAGATTGTTTAAGTTCTTTTGTTTTTATTTTTCTATATAAACAATGATAGTAACTTATTTTAATTCCTAATATATTTTCTATTTTGTCTATAATAAATTCTTTTTTAAAAGAAAAATCACTTTCATAACAAGGCATACCTTGCATTCTATTTCCATACCGTGCACCGTGTGGTTGAAAAGAACTTTTTAATTTAAGTTTTTTTATTTTATTTATAATAGATACATATGTTTTATCATCAAAGAAACGAGGGACTATGTGAATGTCGCCTTTAAATATATCATCTAATCTATTTATCACTTTCATATTGACAAATATGTATCATCGTTTAAATAAAAGTCAAGACAGTATGAATGTAAACACGATATATAAAGATGTTAAAGAAATAAATCCAAATATTTTAAAACATACATTACCTAAATTAATTTATAATCAATTAAAAAATTGCATAAAACAAACTAATAAAATTAGAAAAAATAAATTGGCTTGTTTATTAGAACACTATAATGTTGGTGACAATGCTTATCAAGTTTCTTTACCTTTTAATTTAATAGAAAATTCTTTTTTACAAGCATACCTTATTTACCTAGGTGAATATTACAGATGTAAATATGAAAATCTCTCTTTTAAACACACACAAAGAACAGTTCGTTTACGTAGAAATCAAGATCACTTTGATTCATATGATATATGGGTTAACTATGCTGAAAAAGGTTCTGTAAATAATCTACATCATCACAGCGGAAATTTATCTGGAGTTATTTATTACACAGATAACAAAGGATCACCTACATATTTTGAAAATGGTTTCTCTTATAAAGCTCAAAAAGGAGATGTAATATTATTTCCAAGTAATTTTAAACATGGTGTTAATAGTCATAAAACTAATAAAACAAGAATAACAGTCGCTTTTAATTTGTATTTTTCGTAAACGCTCTAGGCAGACCCAATATAGGTCTGGTATCAAATTTATTCAATTCAGATTTACCATAACCAGCACGATTAAAATGAACAAAAATTTGAACGCAATGTGTTTCTTTAAATTTATTTCTCCAGTGCTCTAATTCAGACCCAGAATAAATTAACATATCTCCTGGTTTCATTTCTACCTTAACTCCCTTTTGTTTTTTTTTACCAGTTGGGTCAATATAAATAGGCCAATCATCTCCCCCTAAAAAAATAGTTCCTGATATTTCACATGACGCTCTATCAACGTGTCTTTTTAAAACGTCTCCTTTTTCATAAACTCTAGCGTAAGAATAAGTTGGTATTAAAAGAGAGCCAATTTCTTTTTCAATTAAAGGTTGGACCCACGTTAGAATTGTATCACCTGCTGGGTCTCCATAAATACAAAAAGTTGTTTGCTGACATTGATCGTCCCCAAACTTTCCAAAATCTTGATTAAAGGGAGAGAGATAATTTCTTGCACGCATTGCTTTAAGAACATTTCTTTTTAGTAATAAATATCTGTATAGAAAATTAGCTAAATCTAAAGAAAGAGCTTTTTTAAAAAAACAGATTTTATCTTTTTTAAAATTATACTTTGACATTTAAAACAGTTTTCGGAATAGCTTGAATATTCCAATGTATAAATCTAAATGGTTCGATCCCTTCGTCCACGGTAAATAAATGAGGTAAATAAGATGGAAAAAATATCATGCTTCCAGGTTGGACTTTATAAGATATTTGATTACTTGCTTCTGTTTTTTTACCTCTATCTTTTTCTGGTAAATCCATCATTTGTTTTCCTGGTCTTGGGTTTTCAAAAATAGGATAAGAAGTTTTATCACTACATTTTAAAAAATAAAAACCAGAAATATGTCCGTTGTAGTGGGTATGTAAACTATGGTGCCCTCCTCCATCTTTAGCAAATTCTTGAACCCATAGCTCTGTTAAAAATAACTGATGTTTTTCTAAACAATATCCTTGTTCATTTAATAGATTAAATGCTGTGCCTAATATGTATTGTGATAATAATTTAAAACCGGGATCACCTATCAATGTTGTTGAATGATAAACAAAACCTAAATCACCTGTCATTCCTTTGACCTTGTTTCTTTCTTTAATTTGATCTTTTATATTTTTCTTTGCTTTTTTAATATAAGGTTCAGAAGCCTTATTTAATGATTTAACAAATTGAGGTGCCTCTCCTTTCCAAATAGGGCTAGGAAAAAGATGTTCTATCTCTAATAATTTTGTAAATGGTTTTTCTTTCATTTTTTTATGAGCTTATTTATTTCAGGCAAGTAAATAAATTTAAGCTTACTCCTTTCAAATAATTCTTTTAAATCTTTCAATGTTTCTACTAAAACCTCACCTGGTAGATTTAAGCTAGTATTTATCAAAATAGGAACTTTTGTCAACTTATCAAATTCTTTGATTAAATTATAAAAATATAAATTATCTGATTTTTTAACTGTCTGTATTCTAGAGGTGTTATCTTTAGCAACTCCTGCTTTTAATTTTTTTTTACATTTGAAAACATACATCATATGCGGCGATTCTTTTATAGTCATGTCAAACCAATCTTTAGTTTTTTCTTGTAAAACAGAACAGGCAAAAGGTCTAAACCATTCTCTTTTTTTAATTTCATTTAATTTATTATGTGCGTCTTTGTGCATTGGATTCATCAATAACGATCTATTACCTAACCCTCTTTGCCCTTGTTCACTTCTAGATTGAAATATAGCCACAGGATTAGTTATTAATATTTTAGCTACATCACCTGGTTCTATATTTACAACATCATACTCGTTAAATAATTTTGTGTTAATATTTTGAGGAATCCCTAAATAGATTTTATTGTTAGATATAGTATTATTTAAATAATAATTTACATGTCCTAAACTTAATCCAAAGTCACCATTAAAAGGATCACAAAATACTTTGTTAAATTTATTAAGTAACTGCGAATTATATAAAACATTTTGTGCACAACCTCCTGTAAATATAATTTCTTTTTTTATATTCCATTTATTAACAAGATTATTCATGGACTTTTCAAAACTATTTTGAATTTTTTTAGCTCTAGAATCGTGTAAGCTCCATGCCATAGTTTTCCCACAAGAGTGAATATTTTCAAAATGTTGTTTAGTAAACTCTTCGTATTTAAAACCAATTTTATTTTCTTCTGTAATTATGTGTTTTGTTTCATTATATAAACTTTCTCTTTCTATTTTAAATGTAGTTGAGTCGTTTAATGGTGCACCAGCTCCATCAGCAACTAATGTATTTTTTATTTTTGTGCCCCACGTTAACGCACAATAGGCATGGTATACGTGATGATTGTGAATTGAAGAATATATTATTTTTTTACTTTTTAATTTTTTATTGTTATTTAAAACATCTTTCCACGCAGATACCCAATGATCGCAATTTAAATTATAGGATATTAAAAATAAATCAAAGTCTAATTTTTCTATTTCTTCTATCAAAGACTTTTCCGGGAAAGATAGATGTTTAAATCTATTGTATCTATCAATTTGTGTATGAAAAATAATTTTATTATTTTTTATGTAAGTAACACAACCATCGTGTCCCACATGGATAGAGACTATTTTCATTATGTATAAGGATTACCTACATTCCAATTTACTAAAGAGTGTCTTGTTCCTTTTGTAACAGGTGTAACTCTATGAAAAACAAAGGCAGGAAAAACAATAATACTTCCCTTGTTTCTCATTTCTTTAGGAATTTCAAAATCTCTTTCCTTATTTTTTCTAAACCTAAAGTCACCATAATAAAATTCTAAATCTCCTCCTTCGTATTTATTTCCATCTGATAAAGATATAACAGCTGATAGTTTTCTAACTTTTTTATTTAAATTATTATTATCAGGAGCATTAAAAGGATCTTTAAACATATCATAATGCCAATCATAATATTGACCTTTTTTATATTCAGTAAATTGAATTGGTTCACTAAAATTCCAATGAAAATTCCAACCAGCATTTCGATTAGCAGAGTGTATAAATGGATGTATTTGTCTATATATCCATTGTTCACTTGTAAAAACAATATTAGAATCTCTTACTTTAACATCTTTTCTTACATCTTTACCTTTAGTTCCAACAAGACCTTTTTTAGATTTAAGTGATTTACAATATTTTATAACATCATCACAAAAAGATTCGGGCAAACCTTTATCAAAAACCCAATAATAATATTTAAATCTCATTTACAATCCTCACTATTATAAAATAGATTACCAGCTATAGATATTCTAGGTTTATTAGACGTAGTAAAAGGATATACACAATGGTATAAATTAGATGGAAACATAAGTATAACTCCCTCTTCTTCTTTTGATATTCTTATTCGATAATTTTTCATACTTCCTACAACACTATTATATATGATTTCAAAACAAGAAGCATATTTTGATTGATTGGGATTACCTATAAATTCTTTTTTAATATCATAAGGTATTTGAATAAAAGCAACGTAACTATATAAACCTTTGTGATCATGATTAGGAACATACTCTCCCTTTTTTTGAATATTAACCCACGGTTTACCTGGTTTTAAATATAAAGGTTTAGTTAACATTTCTCTTGAAATAGCATATTCAGGAAAATTTTTAGTATATTCACTAGCTAGAGTTAATAAATATTTATTCCAATCTTTTAAACTTTGATTTAAATAAAAATGATCAGCTGTATCTTTTCCGGTAACTCCAGATATCATCCTTTTATGAGTTTTTGTTTTTATAGAAAGACATTCTTTTTTTATTTTATCAAATAAAGTATCAGGCACTCTATCAACCACATACCCATAGTTAGGAAACATCACTGTTTTCATTAAAAGTCTTCTTCCACTTTAAAGTTTATTGACACAGATATTCTTTCACATTTTGTCTTGTATGGATTTACAGAGTGTCTTAAGGAGTATGGAAATATAAAAAAATCTCCAGTGTTAGGTTTAAAACTTTGTTCAGAAATAGTATAAAAATTATCTTCTCCATAAAAAAATGTAATTGAACCTGGCCCTTGACTTGTGCCTTTGTACTCTTCTATTTCTTTTTGTAATTGTTTAGAAACATCCAAATACAAAACACTAGAAAAATCACAATCATGATGTATATGCACTGGGTTAAAATCTCCTGGTTGCATATAGTTTACCCAAGCAACAACAGATTTTAATTTAGGCAAAGGTTGATTGTACCACTTTCGAAAACATCGTTGAAAAGCTTCAAGATAAGGATTTAAGATAATATTAATTTTTTTTTCATCAATTAAATATTCATGCTCTATGTGTCCAGCTAATTGATTATTAAAAGATTTTTTAGAATTTTTTGAACATAGTTTTTGTATTTCATTTAAATCTATTTCTTTAATTGTAGTTCTAAAAAGTATAGGACCCCAATAATAAAAATTATAATTTATCATCTGTAATTCTTTTTTCTTTCTAATTCTTATATCAGAAACTATTGATTTTTCCAACTAGACGTATCTGGATCCCAATATACCCCAACACCATCATTATTAACACCTGACCATCTGTTGTTTTCTTGATCCCAATTTGCACCATATTCGTTAGCATTTACAGAGGGATCTGCGACAGGAGCAACCCAATTATTTTTACTATCACTCCAAACCCAATTAGGAAAAGGTTTAAAAGGTATAAAGACATCATTAACAGGATCGTATTTATCTCCTATATTACAATATCTTCCTCTAAAATTATTATTATAAGATGTTTGTTTCCAAGTTGTCCCTGGATGTCTACTTACCATCCAAGCTTCTCCATCTGGGTGCATATCATTTTCACCAAGTGGTCCATCTGAAGTGGGTAAATTATTATCTACAACATTAACTCTTTCAACAATCCACTCTGTTTCCCCTGTTTCAGAATTTACTTTTTCAACTATTTTTGCAAAATGTGCCATGTTACGCTACCGTTAAAGTCCCATCTACCGTAAAAGTTGCAACTTTATCATTTGCAGGTCCTACACAACTTGATACTGAATTTGTACCAGGTGATACTGAAATACAAGCGTTACTAGCGAATCTAATTACTACAATTCCTGATCCACCATTTCCACCACTTCCTAAAGTTGGGCCGCCGTCTCCTCCACCGCCTCCGGTATTTGCACTTCCAGACCCGCCCGTCGATCCAGCAGGTCCTGTTCCAGCTCCACCGCCGCCAGCAGGTGCAGGGTTTGTGCCACTGTTAGCATCAGCACCGCTTCCTCCACTAGCTCTAGTTACACATGAGCCTGTAATATTACTTGTTAAACCTACGCCACCTTTGTTATTTCCGTTACCAGGTTGTCCAACGCCGCCTGCGCCACCGCCCCCTCCGGGCTTACCATGACCGGGGCTTCCTGGTCCACCATCATTTCCTTCTGGTGGAGTATAACCTCCTTGGTTTCCTGTTCCTGCTGCTCCTCCGTGAAATCCTGATCCTCCTCCGGATCCTCCAGCTTGGCCACCATTTCCGCCGCCAGTTGATGAAAAACAAATTCCAGTTCCAGATATATTACTATTACTTCCTTTAGCACCGTGACCTTGGCCTCCAGATGCTCCTGCTCCCACATCAATAGTATAACAACCTGGTTCATAACTTAATTGAACTGTGCAACCTGCTTCCGGGCCACAACCAAAAGACGTTCTATATCCGCCCGCTCCCGCTCCTCCCGAAGCGTGTCCGCCAGATCCACCACCAGCTATAATTAAATAATGAGCTTCAAACACTGCAGCACCACCACCAGATCCGAAACCTAATATGTTTATTCCAAAACCTGTTTTGCCTTTTCTTCTTTTGATATTTTTAGTGCTCTTACCTGAAGTAAGTGTTGGCTCTATTTTTTTCATATTCTTTAACCTTATACGTCGTTAGCCGCATCAGTTGTAAAGAATAGTTTAATTCCAAGAAGTCTTGCGTCAGCATTTAGATCATCTGCTGAAACGTCTCTTGATACTTGAAAGAAAACATATTCATCTGTGCTTGGTGAACCAGCGATTGTAACTGCCCCACTTTCTGCTGTAACGTCTAAATCGTTTGATGTACCACTATGTGCTTTTGCTGTTGGTCCTACAGCTGTTCCAAAAGCAGTATTTAAATCACCGTTATCTGCTAAAGCAACACCTTGTAAAACAAATGCAGTGGTACCTGTATTTGTTGAAGTGGCTGTAAAAAATGCTTGAAAAGTTACAGTTCCTTCATTCCATGATTTAGGGAATGCAACAGCAAACTGTGCAAACTCATCAGAGTCTTTGTCAAAATCTAAAACTTTTAATTCTGGTCCGTTTCCTAATTCTACTTGAGCTGCCTCTGCACCATTAGTAGTGTTAGGATACATTGCAACTGCCGGAACCCAAATAGTTTCTTTTCCTGCAATTTTAATTGCAGCTGTATTATCTCCACCGTCTACAGCTTGTGCCACACCAGTTCCATTTGGTGCTATAATAATGTTTCCATTTGAACCATCAGTAATTGTGATGGTGCCTGAATTACTTCCTGAATTTGTATCTAAAATTAAATTATGTGCTCCACTAGACGTAATAGTAGCGTCAGCTGCTCCTGTCCCAACTCTAGTTTCTCCAGAGCCTTTTGGTTTAATATGAACATCAACGTTAGTTTCTCCACTCGCACCTAAAATTGGTGGGTTACCTGTTGCGGCGTTAGTCACTTCTAATTCATTTACCGCTGATGATGTTGTTTGAAATATGATTTGTTCGTTTCCATTTGCATCTGCAATAAAACCTGCATCTGCAATTTTTGGAGCCGTTAAAGTTTTGTTTGTTAAAGTATCTGTAGATGAAGCAGTTATAAAACCTGCATCATCTATATCTGGATTTGTCCCATCGTTAGCTGTAGCATAAACTAATTTAACAGCACCTGGAGCAACAGTTACACTATCTCCTGATCCTGATACGTATTTAAATACTACGTTTTGAGATCCAGATGTTGAATTTTTTAAAACATAAAATTGTTGAACATCAATAGGTATGGTGACGTTTCTTGATGATGTAAGAGATCCTGTAAATTCTATAACTCTGTGTGCAAGAGTTGCACCAGTCGATCCATCAGATACTGAAAGAGTTGTATCACCAGAGTCAGATACTGCCTGTGTTGTAAATCCACCAGAAATCTGTTCTACTATTTCTAAATTAGTATTAGTTTTTGTCCCCCATGTACCGGCATTTTCACCGGTTGCTTGAAGTTCTATACCCAAAGGGCTAAATGTTGATGCCATATTTTATCTCCTATGCAGCGTCACTATAACTTGTATTTGATCCAGTTGCAACATCTGTATACGAAGAATTTGAACCTGTGTCAACAGTTTGATAAGCTTGAATTCCAAAGCCTGAAGCAGTTCCAAATCCGGCTACTTCCACTGTGGTAGAAACGCCTGTTAATCCCATGACATCAGCAGGTGATAATGATCCAACAGAGGATGTCGCAGAAACTCCCGTTAATCCCATTACATCAGCAGGTGTAAGTGATCCAACAGATGAGGTTATTGCTTGACCAGAAAGATCAACAATTGGACTTGAATTAATATTTATTTCTCCTACACCAAAAGTTGCTGAAACTCCTGTCACTCCCATTACGTCAGCAGGTGCAAGTGTTCCAACTGCAGAAGTTATTGCTTGACCAGTTAATCCTATTGCTTGTTCGGTTGGACTAATTGATCCAACACTTAAAGTTGCAGATACCCCTGTTAAAGAAAACTCTACACTACCAATTATTGTAGGAGAACCAACACTTCCTGTTGCTGATACACCAGTTAATCCCATTACATCTGCAGGATTTAAAGTAAATATTCCCCAACCTTGTCCTTGACCCCATGCTGCACCATTCCAACCTGATGCACCTACATTAGATTGCATCGCATCAGGACCAGTTAATTCAACTAACATTCCTGATTCACCCCAGGTTTCATTACCCCAAGTATCTTGACCCCAACCTTTATTAATTTCTGTTGTGATAGATGTGGTGCCTAAAGACGCGGTAATCGCACCAGGACTTGTTAAATTAACTTGTTGATCAGTTAAATCATTCCAAGTTGTGCCTGGTTCATTATAAGATTTTGCACCCCAACCAGATACGATAGGATCAGTTGTACCCCAACGACCTGTGCTCCAGGTTGTTCCTGATTGATTCCATGTGTTTGCCATAAGGAGGACCTCCTTATGCTAATCGTATGATTGCGTTAGTTGCGTCCGCTGTAGGAAATTGTAT